TCGCAGCTTCATGAGTAGATGTAACATCTGCATTAGCTTCTGCTGGTGAATTCGTCATATTAAGTACGTTAGCATCTGCTTCGTTTGTAGTAGCAAGATTACCTTGACCTGCAATTGTAGCTGCTTCATGAGTAGATGTAACATCCGCATTGGCTTCTGCAGGAGCATTACTCATTAAAAGTACGTCTAAATCTGAAACCAAAATTTCGTTACTTGTAATAGTTTCACTAACTATCTCATTTGCAGTAATAGTGAAAGCTCTAATCTGTTTTGCAGTAATAGATCCAGCAACTATAACTCCTCCATTAACGGCCTTATAATTAACTGGCTCATTAACCAGTCCGCTATCTTCGTCAAAGTAACGTATAATCCAGTTACCGATTTGGTGTGTAATAATTCCTAGATCATCAGTTTCTGAAAATACATTATCTAGCTCTTTCCAATAAATTATCGACTTACTACTGCTACCAGCTGCAATTGTATATTCTGTACCACCGAATAATAGCGTTCCACTAGTCCATTCTAAATTTAGAGCCGAAGGATTGTCGTCATTAAAAACTATCGTTTGTATCATAGGAACAGCAAAACTAGGAGTTGAAACATCTAAAATATTTATTTCACTTTCTCCTGAAACATTTAAATTAGCATTAACAGAACCGAACTCATCATATGCCGCTACTTTTGCATACCATATTCCTAAGGTAGCAGGAATAAATTCTACTTTATTATCACTTCCCTGATATATAAGAAAAGTATCGTCTGAAGTATCTACAGGAGAAACCGTAGAGAAAAATACTTTATAGCCAACAAGATCTAAATCACTAGGCCTATCCCACTTATAAGTACAACCCCGATTAAAAGCTCTTATAGATATATTTGCCGGAGCGTCAGGAACAGGATTCGTTACACAAGATAAAACAGCAGCAGTTGCATTTATCCTATAGTACTTATCTCGAGTTTTCACTTCTATTCTCAAATTTCTAGTAGGACTACCTGAAGTATCTAAAAAATTATTTTCAAGAGTATATACATAACTATTGCTGGCAACATATTCAGTTCTCAATAAAGTATCATCTGTGAAATTATATATTTTAATTTCGAAATCTTGAATAAAATTGGCAGGTATTAAATATTCACTAACAATATCGCTAGGATTCCAAGGGAAACTAGGATCGTCTTCAGGATTCTGATATAAAGGTAACTCATCCCAGTAAATTCTACAATCTTTGCCTGTAAACTCTGTTTGACTACCAACTCCCCCGTTATCTACGAGTAATCCAGTAACTATCATCGGTAGTAAATCTCCCTTAAACTGGTCGTTAGATCCTGTTAAAATGCTTGCTTGAGGAGCACTATCAAAAGAACTTTTGATATTAAAAATAGTAATAGAAACAGCTTTTGCTTCATATACTGTTGTAGCTAATACTCCTGTATATATATAAGTATCTAAATTTGTTTCTCCTAATTTTTGCCAAGAAGTAGTATCTCTTATTCTTGCATATATTTCTGCTTTTCCCCATGTATCAGTAGCAGGAATATTATAATGAATTTTAATATTTCTAGTTATTACTCCAGATTCACTAATACTTGCTTCTTCAGTTAATTCTAAATCAGTAACAACAAGTTCGTCTTTAGGTTGATAATCTATTGCCTGGGGGAGTAAAGGCCCAGTCGTATCTGCGTTATATATCAAGGGGTTATATTCAATACATTTCAAACTTGCTTTTTGGTCACTAGTTTTTGTTATTGCTAATACTCTAAATTTTTGTTCTACAGTTTCTGCAGGACCAATGATATATGTATCATCTTGTTTGGGAATTGTTTCAAATTCCCCTTCTATTGTAATTTCTGTATCATTAATTTCTGATATAGTTTTTTCTATTAAAGTATCATCTGACAATCTAATTTTTATTTTATGATTACTTAGCTCTTCTAAATATGGCTCAGAAATAGTAACAGTATTAAAAGTTGCTCCAACTACTCGACCAGAAGTATTGTAGTCAGGAAGATCTCTTGAAAATAATATCACATCTCCTGGCTCTACGGCAATGCTATCTATATCAGTATCAAATTCGATTGTTTTTGTGAGTAATTGATTCTGATTTAAACGAAAAATTCCTTCTCTCCAACCCTGACTTTGCCTAGTACAGCCAAAAAAGTCCAAAGTTGTTTTGTGTGTTTGATCTTCAATTGCTGTATTAAACACAGTAAAAGTTTGCTTATTCCAGTCTTGCTCTTCGTCTAGGAAGTTAATTTCTAGCTCACTAACTCTTTCTTTTTTCGCTAAGTAGAGTTCTTTGTAAGACTTTTGTATAGTATTTCCAAAAGTAAACTGCTGAGAAACATCTGTTGGTCTATCTATAACAACTTTTATTTTTTTTCCTGACCACGTTAAAGCACATCTACAAGTTTCACATACTTTTAGAGCAGCATCCCACAAACTCTGATCTGCTCCAAAACCTCCATTGAATGTGCATCTTTTTTCAACATCACTAGAAGGGTTATCGCTTGAAGGCAATACATCTTCATCACAATATTGAGCCAACTCCCAAAAGCTAGCAATATCAATATCTGAAGGATCATAACCATCGTAACGCTCAACGACAAACTCGCTTTCATCTTCTCCGCTAATTATAGGTTGGGATAACAGGTCAAACAAAACAAAAGCAGGGTTGTTTGAATACTGTATACTCCAGTCACTTCCATCATAAACATTAACATAAGCACCTTCGACTATAGCTGAAAACTTCAGTGATCCTGATAGCTGATCAGTAGCTAAAGCATTAATTCCAACTAAGCTATTTAAAGGGTATATAAAATCATCTGTAAAAACTTCTCTCACAGTTACCAATCTTAGTTTATCTAAAACTCTATTAGATGAACTATCTTCTGTCAACTTCGTAATTCGAATATTATAAATATTTCCATTTTCTATTTCTATATTACTATTATTTAAAGTTCTATAAGTTCTTAGTAAATTAGAATTTCTGTTGTCTGTAATATCTTCACTTACCAAAGTTTTATAATTTTCTACTCCTTCTGATGACTTTTTTATTTCAATTTTTATTGCGACAGTATAGTTATCTAGATTTCCATTATCATTCCATTCCCCCAGACCTTCAGAAAAACCTAAATCAATTTCTAATTCATCAAAATTAAAATTCGTGGTAGTATAAGTTACAGGAGAACCATAAGGAACTAGGGTATTACGAGAAGTTTCAGAAAGAGTATCTCCAAAAAATGGAATTATTTCCTGGTTCAAAGTCCCACGTTTATGTACTAACTCTACATCTTTAAAATTTTCTATAGGCTGGTCATTGATTTTAACAATTCCAAAATCCTGGGCAGAGGGAAAATCATAATCAACAATTCCTTTTATTGGACCTGAACCTAAAGATATTAAAATATTAAGATGTTGTTGAAGATGATTAGAGGTTGTTTCTGTATGTGTGGCAATAATATTGCCATAAGTCTTGCATTTTCCATATATCTTAGGAACGGAGATACCCTGAGATTGCTTACTTTCTGGATTCCATCCAAAGAACTGAGAATTCTCTTCTGCTTCAAAACCCCTATTACTAGGTTTCTTTGGCCCAGGCATTAGTGAATTAATGAGTATTGAGCCACCAACCATAAATGCAGCTGTAAAAATGGTTGACATTAAGGTTGCCTTAGCACCCCAAGCTGCTCCTGTTGCTAAGTTACCCAATCCCGGAGCGACCCAGAACAGAGCTACCATAAGTACAATTCCTAAAACTGATTTGCCATCATCGCCACCTCCACCACAAAGAATGGGAACAACTACTAACTCATCACCTACTTTTAAATAAGTATTTTGCCAATCTTCTTCAGGAATTTGTAGTCCATTTATACTTACTGCTAACTTAAAATCAAAGTTGAAATTTATATCTATATTCTCTTTTACTAGATTATAAATATTTTCTTTTTTATAGTCTATAGTCTTAAGCTCTTTTTTAGTTCTATCAAAAGGACTTTTAATTACAATAAATTTTAATTCTTTTTTTTCCATTATTTTTTGTTAAACCTATAAAAACCATCAAGACTTTTAGTCCAAATGAAATTAGATAATTTCTCAATACAAACTCGTTTCTTTTTCAATATATGAATAAAATTATTAGAATCTTCTAACACAAATCCCATATGTGTTGAGAAATTCTTATAACAAGATATATTAAAAGTTGCAATACAGTAGGGTTCAGGTTTCTCTATTTTTGTAAACCATTTACTTTTTCCTTCTTGTATTGCTGAATTTCTTAATTTAACATCAATGAATGATTGCTGGTCTGGCAAAATAAATCCAGCTCTTTTTCCCATTTCTTGGCATAAAGTATAACAGTCATAAAAATCAGGACCTGTGGACATATATTTAAATTCTTTCCCTATGAGATCATCTGTTTTTACTTTATTCATTTTTTATTTCCTTTTTTTCGAAATTAATAAACTAAACTAATCTCACGTTACCACTAGCTAGCCCTGGGTAACCTCCAAATCTAGCAGTATTATTTTTTTCTAGACAACTATCATAGGTTCTCTTGCAGCTTTTTTCTCCACCAGCATAACCACACTCAACTCCTTTAAAACGCCAATTACAGTGCATTGCAAGATATTTATTTAATGGAAATCTTTGAGCTAATGGATTAGGCATACCTAACTTAAAATTAACAAATTCATCAGTAACGGTTGTATCTATAACATCAAAAGTGTCTGTTAATTCATCGTAATTTTCTTCTAAATGCTCAGAATTTACAACAGTTATTTTAACTACAGAATTAATTCCTCCATCTAATTCTTCTAAATAGTTTTGCAGATATCTTGTTTGATTTGATATTTTTAAAGTTAAAGTTGGTATCTGTCCTTTTAATTCCATCTTTGTATTCTCTAAAGTAAAATTAAAAGCAGTATAAGTTTTATCTTCAAATTCTATATCTTCTGTATTTCTTACTAAATATAATTTTGTATTTTCTTCATCTGTTAAAGTTATTTCTAATAAAATGAGCCAAGCTGAAGTTTGACTAATTTTATTTTTTTCGAGAATTAAATTTAAAGATAAACTTTTAGCCATTCTTTATTCTCCTTTTTTTAAAATTAAGAAATATCTTCTTCACTATTAGGTCTAATCTCATTTATACTTATAGAAATAGACCACATTTCATCTATTGTATTTTCTCTTACAAATTTTAATGATACAGCAAATCTTACTTCATATTCAATGTTATTACTTGGATTTGTCCACTTGAAAGATCCTGATCTATATGCTACTGTTTTTTCAAATTCTTCTAAAAGATATTTATCATTGTCAGTTAAAAAAGAATATTTCAAGGCCCATTTTTTAGATACTGCTGTATAACGATTACGAGTTAGTTCCATTCCATTTTCAAATGTAGAGGATATAGTAGGATTACTTGTTAGTTCTTTAGTAAAACCTGCTATGTTAGGTAGTTTACTTAATGTAGGATAGTTTGCCATTATTATATTCCTGTTATAGCATTTCTAATAGGTCCATTTGTATTAAGATCAGTTAAAATTATATTTTGTACTAATTCTGTCCCATCAAAGTAAGGAGCTTCTTCTTCCGCCGCAAAATCTTTACTGGTCTCATTAATAACGTTAACTGTAACATTTGCCTGACCAGCACCTTCTTTTAACTCCACAGGAATTTTTCTATTACCTGGCAGAGGCACAACTGCTTCTGGGCCAGCTTCTCCTACCATACTTATTCCACTTGTAATACCACCATCTGCAAAGGGTCTTGGTGTAAAACCAACAGGAGCTGTTGGTTTAGCCATTGACATACTATATGCCGGTGCAACTGGTGCAGTTGCTCCAAAAACTCCACCTACCATTCCACCTATTGATGGTGCTAAAGAACTTATTCCCCATTGTAGGAGCGGCTGTAAAATTTTAGCTTTCATATATTCAGCCATCATATCTGCCAACATTTTTTGAAATGTACTTATTATACTTTTACCAAAGTCTTTAAATCCTTCACTAGCATTTTTACTACCATCGATCATACTTTGGAAGAAACTGCTCATATGGCTTTCTCCACTATTAGCAAATTCTATTACTCTATCTTGCAAACTAGTAATTCCTGTTTCAACTTCAAGAGCAGCTTTAAGTTGGTTTTCACTCCAATCTTTTATGATTTGACCATTTATTCCTAAACCTTTAAAACCTTCTGCCTGTAGTCTTATAATCTCTTTTTGAGTTTTTATATATTCAGGACTAGTTTTATTATTTAAGTTTTCATATATAGTTGAAAGAGCTTGTAATTTATTAGAATATTTATCAGCTGCTTCTGCAGCAAGTTCATCTGCTTCTTTAGCTTTTTCATCTGCTTTCTCTTTAAGTTCTAATGCTTCAGCATTTTCTACAATTTTAATTCGAGCTTCTTCCCACCTTTTTATTAAAGCAGTATCTTTAGTTAAATCTTTTAGTTCTTTTGCTCTATTTTTTATTATTTCTTTTTGAACTTCTACCCATCCTTTTCCTTTGTCTTCTAAATCTTCATATAATTTAGCAAGTATAGGCAATTCTTTAAGTCTGTCTGCTGATGCTACTTTTGCTGCTTCAATTGCAGCTTGTTTTACTTCATAATATTTTTCTTTTATAGCATCTGTATTTTTAATCCAACTTTCTTTCCACCCTACAGCTAAACTTTCTAAAACCTTACCTACAGCTTCAATTTTATCTTTTCCAAATTTTTCATATAAACTATCAATTTCAGATCTTGCTTTTTTAATGCTGGTTCCTATTCCACTAAGCATTTTAAGTTGTTGTTGTTCTGGGGAAAAGGATGGTTTTTCATATGGAGAAGGTGCTTTTTCTCCTTTCCCAAAAAATGTTTTAACTTTTGCTATTCCACCTTCTGCTCTCATCACTTCTGCCCATCTTTCTGCCCATTCTTTCTCTCCTTTAAACGCCTTTAATCCTGTTGCTGTTTCTTTTCTAATGTTATTTAGAATAAACTTATCAATAGCTCTTCCTGCAAACCATCCTGCCACAGCAGCCCCTATAGCTAAAAATATTTGTGATACTAATGCTTTTAAAGAGACAAAAACAGTTGTTTTTACACCTACTCCCGTTAATGCTTCTTTTAAAAATGCAGGACCAGCTAAAACTTTTATAATTTTTCCAAACATTCCTCCAGCTGTTGACAAGAATTTAAAAAAACTAGAAAATTGATTTAAAATAAGTCCTATTGATGCAGTTATTCCCAAACCAGAGATTATTGGATGTTCTTTTATAAATCCCTTTCCTGCTTCTTTACCTGCTTTAAATGTAGCTCCAAATGCTTTTGCCATTAGCTCTCCTGCTGTTTTCATTACTGGCTCTAATTTTACTCCTAATTCTTTAACAAAAGGAACTACAATATCAATAAATGCTGTTTTTAATCTCTCAAAAAATTCTTTTGGAGTTTTTACACCTTCAAAAATAGCAGTCATTTCGGCTCCTATTTTTTTTCCTATTTCTATTAACTTATCTATATTATTTTCTAGAAATTTATTTATTGTTACAAATGCTGCTGTAACTACAGGCATTATACCTACACCTATTGCTTCTAATAGTTCTTTAAAATTAGCTTTCATTCTTTTCCATTGATTTGCTAAACTACCACCTGTTCTTACTGCATCATTCATAGCGTCTTTAGAACCTTTCATAATAAGATTGTATCTAAGTTGTACTTTTTCTAAATCAGTTAATTGTTTATATGTTTTATTCATCCCTTGGTTCATAGCTTCTTGAGTTATAGAATTTTCAGAAATCAAGATACCAAATTTTCTTACAGTTTCATGATTTCCTACCATAGCACTGGTAAAGTCTCTAATAACATCTGCATCTAATTGATTATTAAAACTAGCAACATCTACTGCTAATTTTGTTAAACTTTTAGAGAGTTCAAAACTTTTATCTCTTGCAAATCCAAGTGGGACAAAAGTATCTTGTAGTCCTGACATCCATTTTTCTACATCTTGAGAAGCTCTACCAACAGAATTACCAAAATCTTTTGCCCAATCTTTAGCCGTTTTTGATAATTCTTTAAATACAGTATTAAATTTACTTCTAATTTCTTCTGCATCACTTGCAAATTTTACAGCAGCAGCAGAAATTGCTAAAAAAGAAATAACTAAAATCTTTGCTCCTTTTTTTGCAATACTTGCTAATTTTGTAAACATCTTTTTAAATGCAGTAGTTAGACCTTTAGCAGCCTTCTTCATTCTATCTATAGATTTCTTAAAATTACGTTCTGTATTTTTAAGAGCAGATTTTGCTTGTTTATCATCAAGTTTTAAACCAATTTTTGCTGTTAAAAATTCCATTATTTTCCTTTTAACAGTTTTTTAGATTTTATATTTTTAATTTTCAACTGATTGACATTAACAGTTTTAGTTTCTTTATTTTTATTATTAAAATGGTTCCAACATTCTTGTAGAGTTTTTATTATTCTTAATTTTTCATTATTAGAAATATCAATTAAATCTAATATAATTTTTATAGAAATAATATTTATATCTATTGCTCCATCAAAACCAGGTATAACTTGATTATAAACTAAAGGCCATATTTTTAAAGCTAAATAATTATCAATATCTAATATTTTTCCATCTTTAAAATTGTGAAGACATTTAGAACAATCCGGTTCTCTATCAAAAATAGCATATTTCTGTTCGCACTCAGAACAATAATTAATATTCTGTAAATATTCTAAGTGCTGTATTAATTTTTTGCTAAATTCTTACCTGATTCTATATTCTCTTGAAGTGTTTCTAAACTTTTAACTACAAAATTCATAAAATTAGGATCGTTCATTAGTGAGACTTTATTATCTATATTACAAGAAACTTCTTCTTTATTAACACACACATTTTTCCAGTCAGTTATAACATAATCCCACATTAGTCTACTATTTACTTTATCATTAGTTTTAGTTTCAATATAGTGGTTTCCTGCTTTAAACTTATCCTTTTTTATAGTTGTAAGTTTTTCAATTCTAATGCTTTCTTCTGCTGATAAAACTCTTAGACAAACTCCACCTTGACTTTCATCTTCTTCATCAAAATAGAACCATGTACCTGTGTTCTCGGTGTCAAAATTAGCCATTCTTTGTTCTCCTTTTCTTTAGTTATATTTATTTGTTTTAAATCTAGTTATATCTTCCACGCAAAAAATAATTATTTATCAAAGACTATTACGACTGGGTTTGCGCTTCATACTCATAATAGAAAAATCCAGTAGCTCCGAATGAAGCAAAACTTTCTGCAGTAGTTGCTATTTCATTTAACCCTGTAATTCTAACATAGTCACCAGTTACAGGTTGAATATATTCAGTTTCATTCAACCAAAATTTAATACTTGTGATTTCTGTTTCATCATCATAAGCACTTTTCAAATAATTTTGACCTGAATCTATACCTAATAAGTAATACCCTTCTAATGAAAAACTTATAGGACCCTTCTGCTGTGGAATATTAGTATTTCTGGTCGTATCAAAAGTCGTTGGTACATCTACAATCATTCTTTCATCTGCTCCGATTGTGAAGCCTGAAAGACCCACAATAGTCGTATCTATTCCATCTCCATTTTCCACTGTAACCCGCCCTTTGAAGCCGTTGAGTGGTAATATAATTTCTGTTGCCATTCTTAATTCTCCTATTATAAAAATTTAATTTAATTTAATTTAATTTAATTTCTGTTGCAATCATTATATTTTCATCATTTATATTTTCTATAACTGTAAAACCTTTATTTAATATTTTAACAGTCATACCATTTTCTAATATTTTACCATCTATTTCTGATACAAACTTATCTGAAATAGTCCTTAATGTTTTTATTCCTTTACTTTTTTTCCCGAAAAAAGAAATTTGTAAAGTGATTTCTTCTATTCTTCCATCTCCTAATAATACTTCATCTTGATCACTAACCACAAAAAAAGTAATTAGTGGAAGAATGTAATTGTCAGGAGCTATAATCTCAAAAACCCGATTTCCTACATCTTCTCCTACTAAAGATATTATTTCAGAATATAGTATATCAATAATTTCCTGTTGTCTGCTCACTATTTACTTCCTTTGTTAAATTCTTTAATAATACCTTTTTTATTCTCCCTATATCCTGGTCTAAGATAAGGCCTAGCTGCTGTTTTTAAAGTTCCTGCTTCAAGTATAGGAGCATAAATTTTATCACTGCCAATTTCTATTTTATTTTTATTTACTTTTTTAATTTGAATACTATTTTGTAAATCTCCTGACTTTTTAATAGGACTTTCTCCTGGATTACTTGTCCCTTCTCCACTCCTATTTAACTTACTTTTTATTTCCTTTTGAAGAAAGAAACCAACAGACATTAAACCATTTTCTAATTTCTTATCTAATTCTTTATAGAAATTTTTATTAACTTTTACTGTCATATTATTTGCTCAATGTAAAGTTTAACATATGTATTTGGGTACACATCTTTACTAACTATACTAAAATCTTTAGTTAAAAATTCTATAATATCATCACCTTCTATATTTACAGTTGGGTCTATGTAGCAAGTATAAGCAGTACTATTAATTTTTCTTCCTGCTCTAGTAATATCTTGAAGAGAAACTGGTTGAAGAGCAGCTTTAATGTTGCTTTGAATAGTTTCATAAGTTTCTTCAAAACTTCCTCCACCCAAATCTATAGTAGTTTTTCTTTTTATATTTATTTTATCTTTTAGTCTTAAATTTCTAGCCATTAATCTACCTTTATCCAACTATTTAATGATGATTTAAGAGCATCATTAGATTGTTTGCTAGATTTATACTCCCATGAAGCATCTCCTAGTTTTTCTTTAGTAAGATTACCATCTATATCTACTAAAGATAACTCATTTACTACTGTTTTTATACATATAAAATTAAGATCATCTGGAATTTCTGAATAACCTGCATTATAGGATACTCTAAGATTTCTCCTACCTTTACTAAATTTACCTGAAAAATATAAACTACCTTCTTCATACTCTATACCAACATAATCTAAATCTATTTCAGTGCTATTTTTTTCTTGAGTATCTATATACCAAACAGATGATAAAGAATTTACTGGATACTGGTTAAGTAGCAAATCAAAAGTATCTTGACCATCATATATTTCTGTATAATCTGCTACATTAAAAGTTCTCATACAAATTGTTTCTATTTCTTTTGATATTTGAACTATAAATCTTTCTACTCTTTCTGCTTCTATGGTGTCAAAACTAGGATTACTACCAAAATCTTCTAGCAAATATTGCTCGATTTGTTTTAGCGTACATAGATTCATATTATCCTTCTCCTACATTTTTATTTATTTTTGCAGAATTTTTAAACTTAATCTCAATAAGTCGGTCCAGTTTAGTATTTATTTCTCCAATTTTTTGAAAAAGAAGTTTCACTATTTCTTTTTCTGCTTTATTTTTATCTAGATTAGTTATATCTTGTTTCAAATCTGTTTTTATAACTATCTGTTGTTCTTTGATATTTTTAATTGTTTCATTTTGAACTCCAGTTTTATAACTAAAACTTGCTAGCAGTGTAGAAGCAGTGATTATTATTCCAAACAATGTTGATAGTACACCTATACTCAATTTGCTTAATTCCATAGTTGATTCCCTTGTAGAATTTTTATTATTTATTTTTTTTTGCATAGTTTAATAACATTTTGTTATAATAAATGCTTGTGTCTATATCTTTTTTTATAATAACTACTTTTTCTTTGCTTAACTTATAAGCATTAGCATCATCAAGAAAAATAGTCTTTCCACGATGATTACCAAGAAAATCTATAAGCAAAATTACTTCTATCATTTTATTTTCTCCCGAAAAATTAAGAATTATAAAGTTTCTTAAATATTTTTATAAAAGAATTCTACTGACATCTCAACTTTTGAATCAGGATTTTCAATATGATAAGCTAAAACGTCCCCAGTTCTAAGAATAAGATTACCGTCAAAAGTAAGGTCTGTTTCACCATCATCATCATTTATATGCCATCTCTTAACTATCTCTCCTTCTCCTATCTCTTCAGATTCACCTAATCCTGTTATATTTTCTCCATAATAGAAATCACCTGTAGCACTATCACTACCATCAAAATTAAGATTAACAGGAGTAATATCAGTTACACTATTAGTATCAGGATCTCCTAAGGGATTTTTTCTGAGAATAATAATATTATCTGCTATTAAATATACACTTGTCTTTGTTACAACCAAATCTTTATCTGAAGTGTTTTTTATATAACAGAAAGGATTATTATCATAATAAGCACTAGGATTCTCTTTACTAGGATCTGAAGGAGTTACTAAAGGATCTCCAGTAGGTGTAACTTCTAGGTTGAGAATGAAACTTTCCTTATTTTGAGTTGCAAAATAAGAAGAATCACTATGCTCAATCCTTACTCTTTTATGACTAGTTACTTCTGCTTTATAAGCAATATTTCCACCATTTTCAATTATCATTATTTTATCCTTATAAGTTTTTAGTTAATAAAGTTTCTTTCTTTATCATTTTATTTTTAGGTTTTTCTTTTATTTTTACGGCTATATATTTTTTTATTAGTTCTTCTTCTGTGACACTACTCAGGGCAAGTCCTGAGGCTTCTAACTTATTACCTTTAGTTAGAACTTTTCCTGCTTCACAGGCGTTGATTCCTGGCTGCCCACCAGTATTTTTTAATAATTTTAATTTCATTATATTTTTTTTCAAACTAATTCTACCCACCTACCAGACGATTTAAGTAGGTGGGCAGATAATAAATATATTATGCTTGCAAAAGTATCATTGGTCCGGCTTTAGCGTTAGTTCCTGGTTCATGACAATTGTATCCCCATCTACTTACCATACGTAAAAGTGTTTCATCTCTTTCAAACGCGTCTGAACCTTCAGTGCTTGTTGCAAAAGTAATGCCTTGTCTTTGACCAAAAATGCTAGCCAAATCCAGACGGCCGTACCCACAATAAGTATTTAATCCAGAAGGATCATCAACATCATCAGTTTTTAAAACATCAGTTTCAACTACCTGTTTTCCTAAGAATAAGCTTGTAAATCCTGCTTCTAATGAGCCTATGTAGTTTCCAGAACCAGCAGAAGTAAGTCTATCCATTACACGACTCTTAAAGTCTGAACTACAATACCACTTTGGAGTTCCACCAGTTTTAGCATATTGAGGAAGTCTTCCCATCATAGCTAAGAAATCAGTTATAACTAAATCATCCCAAGCTCCATCACCAGTCCCACGAATAATACTTTTATTATCACCAACATTTTCTATTTTAGTAACCCATCCTGTAATACCTCCATATGCAGATCCAGCACTTCCGGTACCTAATGTACAAACAGTATCTTCTTTTTCTGCTTGTTTTCTTGCTAAATTATTTCTCAGGTTGTCAATCATATTGATAACTGCGTCATCATTAAGTTCATCACTTAAATGAACAATAGCAGCTGTTTTTTTTGCAACAACTTCAACTTGTTCCCAAGTTTTATTAGTTTCACCCTTATCTGCACCTTCAGTAATAAAATTGATAGTCACATCTGTTAAGAGTTTGTTGAACAACTTAGAACGACCACTCATACTTTGAACATCAGCATTTTGCCTAATATATCCGTAAGTATCAACTAATTCTAATACTCCTGCTGCTAATTCACTAGGCACAAAATACCCACCAAGAGAATCTGTTCCTTCAATCTGAGTAGTTTTAATACTGATTCCTGCATCTTTACAATACTGAATAGCTTTGGCATTCTTCCCTTGAGTAGCTTGAAACCACATTCCGTGGTTATATGCCAATTGTTCTTCATCCTTTTTATAGGTTTTTAGTTTGCCCCAAGCTTTAGCAGAAGCAGGTATTTTAAACTCCTTCGTTTCTTTTACCTGGTAAATCTTTTTGCTTTTAACAGGAGCTATTTTTATTTCTACTTCATCTACTATTTTTTCTATTTCTTCTTTTGTATCAAAAGTCATTTTAACTGACTTTTTAGCTTCTTTAATTTCAATATCTCTATCAAAATCAAAATCCAACTCTTCATTATTATCATTTTCTACCTTCTCTGAACCTATAAGAGATTTAACTTCTACTTTAATTTCTTCTTTAGTTTTTCCATCAGCGATTAATTTCTTAATCTTTTCTTTAATTGTTTTAATTAACATAGTTTTGTCCTTAAATAAATTAATATGAACAAAAGTTATTAAATGGACTCCTTTAAATCTAAACAGTTATAAACTGCATACTTTTCTGGATTTACAGTTAATACACTTTCAAAATTTTAATAAAAGATCTCTCCTTTTCTCTTTAAAATTTCTTTTATTACAAGCTCTTTTTTATTATTAAGTATTTCTCTATCTTCTTTTTCTTTATTCTTATAAAATACTATTTTTTCTATTTTCTTTATTTTTGGGAAAAATTTATTCTTAGTTTCTTGTGATAATTTTTTCATAGCTACTAAACGACTATCTGTATTAGACGGGATAGGAGTTATACTAATCTCCATTAATTTAGAATCAGTAATTATCTCAGTAGTTTCTTTCCCATAGTCTTTTAAATCTTTAGGAGTTGGCCTTCTTTTGGATATAGTATGATAACCGATACTTAGTCCAACTATTTCTGACTGTTTAGAAGTAAAATATATATAATCAATTAGATCAAAATATTTATTTCCCGTATCTCCAGGAGTATTAAATAAGAATCCTTCTGCTATTAATTTATCTTTACTCTTTCTTATTTTAGTTATTTCTCCTATTTTTGTTTCATAGTCGTGATTATAAAATAATCCTTTTCTAGAATTCACATATTCTTTATAAGCAACACCTTCTGGTAAAATAACTTCTCCATCAGAGTCCAGCTTATTACTTGTTATTACAGCAGAAAAACTTCTTTTAGTATCATCTAAAGACTTAAATTCTAAATTATTACATATTTTAAACTTAATTTTATTTGTATCTGTCATTTTATTTTCCTAAAAAATTAATCATTTTTCAAGTTATTAACTATTTTATCTAATATATTTTCTTCTTTATCTTCTTTCAACGTAATTTTTGAAACTCCTTCTTTTTTATTTTCTTTTTCTTCTATTTCTTCTTCTACTTCTATATCATTCTGTAAATTTATAGTAATAGGTTGTTGTTTATATTTATCCTGTTTATCTATATTACTAATATCTTTTATAAGATTGTCCATTTTATTTTTTAATTCTATATTAATATTTTTATTATTATCATCATCAGAATTATTAAGAATAGGGATAGGCTCAGGCATAGCAGGAGAAGATTTATTTTCTAGCACATCTCCACCTTCAATTGGTTCTAGTCCAATACTTTCTCTTACTTCGTTAGCGGTTTTTATCCCTGAATTTTTATATCCTATATTCTCTTTTAACTCAAATTCTTTATCAGTAGGAATACAATTGTCGAAAGCTAAGAATAAATCTGATGAATTAGGATAAAATGGTAGTAAAGTTTCATTTAATCGTTCTTCAATATTTTTTGTATAAGAAGAGATAGTCCCTTCAAGCCAATCGTTATTACCTTGTGAAGAATTCGCTCTAACTTTATTTTCTATTACTTTAGAAACTGGGACTCCAAATGCATTTGCTATAGCGATTATAATAGGTTCATCTTCTACTCCTTGATCTATAATTGGCATATCTACTGTCTTAACATCTATATCCCCTGGCAGGATAGCTAGAGACCCTTGCTTTATACTTCCTTGATGTTTGGCATTCCACCTTTTCTCTAATCTTTTTAAACTTACATCTTTACTAGTTGCATTTTTTGCTATAATAAAGAATGGTGGGATACCAAGGTTTTTTGCATTTGCTAATCTTTTTATACTATTTTCATCTAATAAACAAATATAATTCCAAGCTATCTCTATTTTTGACTGTCCATACCATAAATCTTTTAAATTTCTAAATTTAAAATGTATAATATCTTCAGGAGCGAAATTAACTTCTCTACCAGGAACTCCATATTTATATCCTTCTATAAAAGTAGAATTATCACTAACTCTAATTTTAGTCCATTGACTAGGCATAATCCATAGTTCTTCTGGTCGTTTGTCTCCAACAATTTGAACATAACTATCTCCAAACATCTGTTCATACATAGAGATAGAGTAGATGAAATCCCATTCATCAGAGTAGGGATTAACTGTTCTTAATAAGTCTAAAACAGGATGATCCAATATTTCTACTACTGAATCAAATCCATAACTGCTTTTTCTTCTTATACTATCTAATGGTTTTTCATATAAATTACCTGATAAATAATTATATTGTTTTTTTGTTATTTTTTTATATGGAACATGTATAATTTCTTTACCATTATGGAATTTACTTCTTCTATTACTTCTTCTTGCATATAATCTTAAAGGTAGAGAAGCTATTTTTTTAGCATTTATTTCTGCACAGACATAAGAATAAGTTGAAAGTAATTTATTTAAAATATTTTTATTGTTAAATTCTGGATATTTAACCTTATCTAGTCCATTATAAGATATTGAACTATGTACTAAATTATCTGCATTGTCTATTTTCTTTTTAAATATATTTAATGGATTATACATATTTTCTCACTTATAAAAAATTATATTCTATTTAAATATTTGAAGTCCTTTTTTTATTTTTTGCAAAAATTAATACCAGCCTTCTAAAGATTCTTCTTCTTTATCTTCTTTATAAAAAGAATCTAAAGGGACTATACCTTTATCTAACTGCATAACAGCAAGAGCAAGAGCATTAACACAATCATCATTATAACCAGTTGCAGCATTATAAGTTATTTTTTTATCTTTAGGGGTTTGTTGAGTTTCAAAACTCTCCAACTCTCCTAGTAAAATTTCATTATCTAAGGGTAATGTTATTTCTCCTTGTTGAATAGCAATAGCTAATTTCTCAACGAGATGAACTTTGGAAATATTATTGTATTTATATCCTAAAATATTAGGGTTAGTAGTCTGCAAAGATTCTAAAATAGGATCTCCGACTCCTGTACTATCTACTAAAGTTGGTGTTTTTTTAACTACTGCTAATATCTTTTTTTTAGTCAATTCCCAAGAATTCTGGAATCTATCAAAATAAACTAAAACCCCTTTTTTATTTAAACCACAAATAACCGTCCAATCTACAGATTTAGCCAAATCTATACCATAACAATAAACACCCTTATTTTTCATCTCTTCAACAGTATAATCCCTACAACACAGTTCTAGTGCTTTATATCCAAACGGATTAGTATCATCTTCACTAGGAACTTCAGCTAAGATATTTCTTTGAAAATTCGCTTTAGATAACCTTTTTCTTTCTTTTTCAATAAAATTTCTATCTAATACTCCAGCTTTAACAGCATCCATACTAGTTAATTTATAAGCTTCACCATCTTCGTATTCTCCTTTTTTTGCCTTGTCCCATGCCTTATAAAACCAGGTGTAACGGTTAGTTGGATTCCCGATACAGAATATTTGCCCTTTAGTATGATATACAGTAGTAACTAAAGCATTCCAACTCTCATCTTTAACGTGGCTAGCTTCATCTACAACACAAAAATGATGAGAATATCCCCATACACTAGACGATTTCTCACTACCTACAAATCTAATTTTTGCTCCTGTAGGACTAGTTAAAGTCATTAGGCTTTTATTTTCTTTATAAATATTTAAAATATTAGTCTTTTTTAAATGCAAAATACAGCTATCAAAAGCAATTTTGGCCTGACTACTTACTGGAGCCAACCAACAAATGACTTGACCTTCTTTAAATTCTAAAGATTTCTCTAATACTTTAATACATAAAAGATCTGTTTTACCGCACTTATTAGAACCAAGACAAAACACATATTGCTTTTTACTATTTATAAAAGCTTTTTGTTTAGGGTATAATTGAGCAGTTCTTTTATAATCAATTTCTGTACAAGGCATTATTTACTTTCTTCAATGGGATCTTCATCTCCTAATAAAAAACTAACATTTAGTTTTTGCTCAGTTTTTATATCTATTTCTTCCTTTTGCTTACCTACTATTCTATCAAAAAGATATTGTAAGTGCTGATAACTACCACCTTTAGAACTTTTCCACATTCGATCAAAAACTTCTTCTTCTTTTCCTTCTAAAATTTTATTGTCTACATACTTTTTAAAGGAATTGATGAATCTAGTTTTAACTGTGTTTCTAGGTACACCACGAGTGTCTTTCCCAAAATTATTAAATTTATTAAAATCGCCATTATTTTTTCTACCTGTTAAAATTTCTCCTTCTGTATATATTTCTCTATCTTCTTTGCTAACTTCTTTTAGATAAAATTCTGGATGCATTTGCTTATATTTCGTTCTATATTTTTTTTGGAAAATAGTTTTTTCTAACATTTTTAATTCCTTGAACTAGCCTTGACGACCAGTTCCATTTCCTTGTCCATTTCCCCTTCCATATCCAGGTCCTCCATTAGTACATCCACCTGTATTTCTACCCCTTCTTGGTCTTAATGGTCTGGCTGGTCTGGCTGGTCTTGATGATTTTGATGGTCTTACCATAATAATACTCCTTAAGAAATTATAATTCTATTCTATTCTAACTAATATCTAAAATTCCTTCTTTTTTATTTTAATATTATTTTAATATCTTTGAAAAAAATTCAATTAAACAACTTTTTATTTGATCACTTAAAAAAGTCCCACCTGTGACACCTATAACTATTCCTAGTATTAAACCTATAATTAACATATTTAATCCTTTAATTCTCTTAATTCTTTATCTATTTTTTTTAATGCTTCAATAATTAATTTTTGTCTATCTATCATATAGTCTTCATTTTCAATATCTTCTATGTGACTCATTTTAATTTTCTCCTATATTACCCAGTATTCTGTTGCATCTGCTACTATCATAATATTTTCTAATTGGTCTAAAGTAACAGTATTATTATTATCTATAGTTGTTCCTCCAGTAGTATTAGCATCAACTGTTATAGTCCCTGTTCCTACATTTTTAACATAATATATTTTACCAGCAGAAGGAACTGGTAAATCAATAGTAAAAGTTTCATCTCCTGCTCCACAACTTATTATATCATCTGTTGCTAAAGCTGTATAAGCTGCTGTTTTAGCAACTATGTTCAAACTTAATCCTTGTAAAGTTGCAGTTGCTAAACCTTCTTGTGTTATAGAACCTGTAGTAAAAATTGCTGTGTAGTTTGTAGCTCCGCCATTTCTAATACCAGTACCGTCGCCGCCATCACCGAAATAAGATATGCCTTTAACCGCAAAATCGCCATTAACACTTAGCCATGGGCCATTAGCATGGTTCTCGAATAAACCAAATAAAAGTGAATGTGTAAGCTCTGTAGCAGCGTCGGCGACCGTTTCGTTATCAACAAGAAA